ATAAGCATCCTCACGCCTATCACATTCTTCTGCACTTGTGCTAATTATTACACTAATCTGTTCTTTTTTCAAGTTATCTATGACTTCTTTGAAGAAATCATCATTTAATAGGTTTTTAGCCCATTGCGCCAGTACGTGCTTGTCCATATTGGTTTTGTATTCCAGAAATAATGTCGTTGATACTTAGGCTGCTTGCTGATGGCATACCTTGTTTGCTACCCAAAATACCCATCAAGTCGTTGTAACTCAAGCTAGATGGTCTTGAATATTGGATAGGCTCTGGCACTTGACCATAGTTAGGGTCTAAGAACTTTTCCCATTGAGTGCCAATCAGTAGGTTTCTGTCGCCAAAGTTAATTGGAGGTAATGTAGTGGCAGGGGCAACACCCCTTACTGGGCTTGTCCAATCAGCAGGAACATCAACAATTGGATATTGTGTAACACCACCACCACCACCGCCAGTAACAGAGTTAATCCCTGCAATCGTAGTTCCAATTCCAAGAATCCTAATAACATCAGATGGAGTTAATGAGCCATCTTTTTTAGTCACATCAGTTGTTGGAGGAGTAACTGCTGGAGGTGCGGTTACTGTTGGAGGAGGAGTTACTGTTGTTGTTGCAATTGGCGTAATTACTGGAATATCAGGATTTACAGGTCTTGTATCTTTAATTTCAACAGTTTGAGGCGCAACATTGCCACCAGATATTAAAGAATTAACAGCATTGATTACATCTGGAGACACTTGTTCTGGTCTAGTTGCAGTTGTAACAATAGCTGGAACTTGTGAAAGAGTGTTAATTAAATCAGTTGCAGTAATTGGTGCTCTAGCAGCATTAACAAGCAAAGTATCTGATGCGCCCGTTACTGGTATTGTATTAACAATTGATGAAATATCTGCCGCACTTGCGTTTTCTAAAAACTGAGTAATCTGTGCGTTTGTTAATCCTGCGCCTTGCATCTCTCCAATAAGTTGACCTTCAAGAGCATCGTTAAATTGCGCTGAAGTCATGTTTGATGCGTCTATTGGGCCTCCTTGCAGATAGCCACCCAATGCGCCACCTGCACCACCTAGCAATGCGCCTTTAAAAGCATCACCGCCAGCGATACCAGTTGTTAAGCCACCAAGAATAGCATTACCCAATGCGTTAGTGGCTACTGCGCCAGCACCTGCGCCTAATAAAGCACCGCCAAGCAGTCCACCTGCGCCAGTAGCGGCTAATGCAAGTTGAACCATAGGCATCCAATCAGCAGCATCAGAACTTGATGCCCCTGTTGTATAGAAAACTGGAGTGCCGTTAGGGGCAAACTCTACTCTATAGCCTGTGTTTCCTTTACCTGCAAATGTGCCACCAAAAGCATTACCTGTTTGACGTTCACTATAAGTATTGGCAACTGGTGTTTCTGTAAGTTTATTACCAAATGTGGTTTGCCCAGTATCAACCACAGGTTTGCCATCTATTATTTTTACTTTTGATTGGTCAACTGGTTCAAGGTAGTCACCAGCATCGCCACCGCTTCTAGTAACGCCATACACAACTTCAAGTTTTGCATCTGTTGGGGCTTTTACAAATGTCTGGATTTCATTACCTTCGCCATCATACTGACCAGAACCTTTGTATGAGCCATAAGAATATGTGCCATCTCCGTTATAGGCTGGAACAAGGCGTTGCCCGTTATACATTCTTGTGCTTGTATCGAATACTTGCTCATAAGCAGCAACCTTACCAAACTGGCTAATGTCTGTAACACCAGTAGCAGCAATAATCTTAGCCATGTCAGCAGCGTTAGCTTCAGTAGAACCATACCCTGCGCCTGACCATTTGTCAGTTGTGCCTTGAGCAAGAATCTGATTTTTAATTTTAGTTACAATTTCTTCTTGTGATAATGGTGCTGCGACAGCAGAAGCCCCTAGTAATCCTGCTCCTATATTATTAGAAGTATTACCAATATCCCCTTGTACGCCAGTAACTGGAGCAGGTCTATCTCCAGAAGTAGTTATTAAAGTTTTATCTGCTTTAGCTGCTGGCTCTGTACCTTGCGCTCTTGCTTCGGCAACAGAATTTATAAAACTAGCAATTTCATTTGTATCAATAGTATTACCAAAGCCAGCTTCCCAAAAAGCCTTTCCGCTTGGGTCTGGTTCACGACCAGCATATTGTCTATAAAGGTCTTCAACAGTTGTGGGTAATGATGCGGGCGCACTTCTTCCTTCTGATTCACCACTATTGATAAAGTGAGTATTAGCAAATTGCTCTGGTGTTAAACCATAAGTATTTGCTTGATATGCCGCAGCAACATCAGGGTTTTGTACAAAATAATTGATTGCCATGCTTAACCCCTAATCTCTACATTGGATGTAATGCCAGCACCAATCTTCATTGCTTTCAATTGTGCTTCTGCTTCAAACTCTTGTTGCTTCAATGCAAAGTAAGCCTGTTGTTTCTCACGCTCTAGTTGCAACTTAGCACCCTCTTTTTCACGCAATAATTGCATCTCAAGAGCCGCCTTCTGTTGCGCCATCTCCATGTCAATCTGCATTTGCTGTTGTTGCATCTGCATATCAGCTTGGGCTTTAGCTTGGTTAGCTTGTATCTCAGCCTGTGTTCTAGCCATCAATGCCTGTACTTCTGGAGGCATCTGCTGTTGCTGTGGAGGAGGATTGCTCAATGCTTGGTCTTGCTCTGGCGTAATCGCTTTGTAGAACTCAGCACTATCTTTAAACCCTGCAATCTCAACCATGCGTCCCAATGTTCCACGATACTGAGCAGGGGAAACGTAAGGATTGGCAGGGCCGTACTGAGCAATCAACTGCTCTTGTTTAGCAAGAACCATCGACAACATAGCCATCTGCTCTTGACGATTCCCTGCGCCTAATCCCACGTTAATAGACACATCGTATTGGTTAGCCCATGTTCTAGGGTCAAACTCTACGAACTCACCACGCATACGCACCAAACGAGCCTTGTCTTGGTACTTACATAAGAGATGCAAGATACCCTTGAACAAAGACTTAACACCTGTCTCAGCAAAGATTCGAGCCATTAGTTCAATCTTACCTGCGCCAGCTTGTTGCATCGAGGCTACTGCTGCTGCCGTCACGTTCTGTAAAACAGATGGGTCTAGCCCTTGTGAGGCATCAGACACGCCTGTACGCTTAGACTGAATTGTGTCCAAGTACTGAAGCATTGGGAAAGCCTGAGAAGCCACGTTCTGAACAACCAGCTGTTGAACAGCACCTTGTGACTTGGCACGAATAACACCACCTGCCGTAGAAGTAAGCAAATCGTCAATGTTGACTTGTCCTTCGATGGCAACTACTCTGGCGTTGTTTGTCAGATATAAGTTATCCAACATCTGACGAGTGATAGTAGTCTTGATTAACTGTAGGTCAACCGTTCTGTCAGCCAATGAGTTCCCAAAAAATTTATGTGGAATTGGAATAGGACAGATTGAATGGAAAGGAACATAGTCCACTTCCTCAACCATTTCCTTACCCTTGGCATCCTCAAGAATCTCGTTTGAAGCGTAGAACACCTGCACCAATGCAGCAATGCCTTTGCCATCTAAGTCAGTCTTGACGTAGCACTCAAAGACTTCAATCTCTTGCATCGCAGGGTCATCAGTCTGCGTTTGGTAAGGTTGCTCACCTGCTGCGTAACGAGCCACACGCTCTGGTGTGTACGCTAAAGCATCACCCATCTGCAAGCCTTCAACCTGCTTCTTGTTAAAACCCATAGCCACTAAGGTGCTACGAGTCAACATCTGACGATGGGCTACGAAAGGTGAATCAGCAATAGTTCTAGCCTTCTTGCTAATCAAGAACTCCTCTGGGGGTACGTTCTCAATCGTTACTTTGCCTGATTTCTTCTTTTGTTGCACCACAACATTGTGTGTAGCACCCATCACAGGCATACCCATAGGGTCTATAACTGGCTGTCCCATTGGGTCAAATATTGGGAACTCTGTCGTATCTTGCTCGACAATTTCCATAGTCTCATCACTCATCAGCATTGCTAACTCGTCATCAGACAAGTCAAAGTAACGCTCTTTAGTAATGTCTTCTTTGTCTTCCCAATATGCTTTGACAATGCCGTTCTTTTGCATCAAGGCATCTTTAAACCAATCATGCAGAATGGCTACGCCTTCGTTATCCCTATTGAATACCCAATTACAGTAATCAGTAGCTTGCTTAGCAGAGGCTTCATCTTTTGGGCCTTGTGGCTCAAAGACTACGATATTGTCTGAGCCTGTAAAGATACGAACTAAGCTAGGTAGCGCACCATCTATCGCTTCTGCCACTTCTCCAGTAACGATTTGAGACTTACCCTCAACCTCATTACCATATGGCTGTCGTAGATAAGCCTCCAAAGCCTGTTTGCGTTGTTCAACAGTCTCACTTTCAATAAAGCCAATAGCGTCATCAATCTCTGCCTGTAGTATTGACTTCAGTTCGTTCTGTTCCATGTTTGTCCTTTGGAGGGCGACCCATTCGGGGTTTATCCAATTGTAATGCTTTTACCACATTTTCCAACATTTCAAGACGTAATTCAAGTTCTTTTACTTTAGGTGCTAGATTTACACCCTGCATAGTTACATACATTACACAATCCATTTCGGTGCTGAGTTAATAGGCTTAGAC